GGTAACGGTGACTGGAGTTCAGACGTGTGCTCTTCCGATCTGTTGTTGAAATGTACAAGATGTCTAATGCTGTGCAGAAGAAAATAATCGTTGACACAATTATTGACAAGCGTTCTCGCGGAGAATATGTTGATGCGAATGTTTTGATGCGCTTAGGCGAGTTGTCGGGTAAGAATTTGGTTGAAATCGCCTCTTTGGATGGCTGACGCAACGAACTGGAGAGGACATAAGCATGACAAGTTTTGATGTGGTTATTGAACGCGCATTAACTATTGTTGCTGATTATAAACTTACCAAATTAAATCAGCAAAGTCAAGAAGATTTTAATAAGAGGGTTGACAGCCTTCTGATTTATTCACTTCCTCAATTCTATCAATGCCGAAAGTCCTTAGATTATGATGCGACGGCACGGACATTCTCTGCGGATTTATCCCCACAGGAGATTTATATTCTTGGGTGCTTTTGGGTTATCGCGTGGTGGGAGTATGAAACCAACAATGCAGCGCAGATTGCCTTGAAGTTGGGCTTGAAGAATGTGTTTTCTTACAATTCAGAGTCGCAGAATTTTAAGGAAAAGGGCAACATTATTGATAAGTTGCGTGAGGAAGTGGATAGGGCGATTACGGCTTATCTGTTGCAAGACATAGAAAACTATGAGTATTGATGGAGGGGAGCATATGGAAGATAAAATTAAGCCCCTTTATCATATCTTATTACTGTTTGAGGCTTGTGAGCGCAAAGAGATTTCGGAAGCCGATTATTTGGCTTATTTGAATAGAATAAGTGTTCAGTATCTTGGAATGGGCGAGTATGAAATATACCATTCTATTCTTGGGCTAAAAGAACTAGGCTGCAAAGCGACGCATAAATCTGTTAAATCAATTTGTTTGCATATGACAAACAGTATCAAGGAGGGGGTGTAATGGCTATAAGTTATTTTGCACCTCTTCCAAATGATATGTACCGCGATTTGGCACAGGCGTTTATTGATGAGGAATGGGACAATGGCGCGGCAAAAACCCCCGAAAACGGGGGCGTTGTGTTGGAACAAGACAGCATTGGGTCAACTCAATATGCAGAAATTGAAGCGTGGGTAAAGCCTACAGTAGCAGATATTACACAGGGGCTAAAAGATGGGCGTGATTTTCTCAAACTTGTGTTTAAGGATATAAGCCATCAAAGCTATCGTGGTTTGTATTATAAGTTTGACGATAATTACTGGATAGTCAACGATTATAACCACTTTGCGGATTTGCCGCAAAGTGTGAATATCAGGCGTTGCAATAATGAATTAAAAATAAAAGACGAGTATGGTGTTGTGCGCACATTCCCGTGTGTTATTGATTATGATATGTCGTCTCCATCGAACCAAATTAGCCATTATATTATCACACCCAATAACCATGCGGTTGTGATTACGCAAGCCAACAAAGACAGTCGCGCAGTGTTGACATTGAATAAGCGCTTCATCATAGGCGGTCGCCCATTTAAGATACAGGGTTTTCAAAATGCGCTCCATTATTCTGACACAGACCAAGAGCCGACCATTTTATACATTGATATGTATTTGGATGAGTTACACGACGGCGATGATTTGGTTGATGGTATTGCCGATAATGGAGAAAATGTATGGGCTATTTCTTTGTCGGGGAATACGCGTTTTGATTACGCTACTACTTTATACGCAAGCGTATTGCAAAACGGCGAACCGCCCGCGTCACCTTTTGAATTAGTGTGGCGCACGAGTAACGACAATGTGGCTTATATTGCTTATGCGGACAATGCAAAAGCGACATTATCAGCATCTGCGGCTGGCGGCGAAACAACAATTTCGTGTGCACTAAGGCAAAATAACAATGTTGTTGCAGAGGTGCTGGCGACAATTACGAAGAATTATAACACGGAAATTGTTTTATCGCAGGACATTTCAACAGTTCGACAGTTTGAGCCAGTGGAATTTGAAGTTAATTGTGTGCAAGGCGGTAGTACACTTGATATGCCATCAAATTCTATCATTGAACTTCGTGGCGCGGACGGAGTGGAACTGAAAACGACCAAAATTAAAGATTTGGGTTATAAGTGCTTGTTGTGCGGGAGTAAACTGGGGACATGCAAACTGTTTGTTTCTTGCACAGTTCCTTTTTATAGCGGCACACAAATAGCCTCAAAAACCATTGATATACAAGTTGTGAGCATGATGGGGTGATAAAATGTATAACGCGCTATATAGTCTCCCCGAAGCACCTTATAAAATACTGAAACACCTCGCGACTGAATCTGCCGCTGAGGATTTTTGGAAACTTATAAAATATAATTCTTATGATGCCCTGTCAAAAAAGAATTTAACATTCAAAGAAAAAATGTCGTTAATTTGGACACCCAAAAATGGTGCGCATCAAGAGAATTACAACATATTTTTTACAAATCTGATAGAAGATGCTATTGCAGAAAGCAAAAGTATTTTGAAGATTTATAATTATATGGTTCAGCCCGTGGATTTGTATAAAAGCTCCGTTGTTTTTGCCTTTGATTTTTTATTCGGCGGGACAATGAGCTTGGTAGAATACAATGGGATACCAGTAAACAGGGGCGACCTTTGCGCCCACTTGTTGCTTTCTGTGTTAAACGGTGCTGAAATAGGCGGTGTTGGTAAGCTGGCATTAGACGATACTTTATCTCGATACACAGGTGCTAAAACCGTCATAGGGAACTCTAAAACTTTTACTGGGATTTGTTTGTATTTAGGGACACTAATGGGTGATGCGGGTATAGAAACGGGGTGCTAAAATGATTGATATTCCGTTTTTGGAACTTAATTATTTTACTTTTGATTTGCCCGTACCTTACAAGTTGAAAGACGAAAAAATTGTAGAGATTTTGCCAATAAGTCTTGACAAAAGTGCGTTGTTTTTAGCAGCGGCACATATAATATCTATCGACAAAAACTCACTTGGCTCTGTCGAAATAATACAAATGAATTACTTAAATTTTCTTTGCAAGAAAGTTTTTGCAGAAAGCAAAGAGGAGATTTCTTGCTTTAATATTATTATGTCTTTGTGCCTCGGCATAAAACAATGGCAGTTGCGATATTTGGATGATGATAAACCGTGTATTTATGACATGGAAAGGCATTTGATTATTACGTATAAGGAATTTGATGATATTCGGCGTATTATCATGTTTCAGAACTTGCTGAATTATGATGATGAATATATAAGCCCCGAATTGAAACAGGCTTTTAACGAAGTTGACGAATTAAAGAATAGGGGCATTGTAGAGCCGACCACCGAACGTAAAATTTCCATTATTACTGCACATTGCGGGTTGCCAAAAAGCGAACAGTTGAAAATGACTTTTCGGGCGCATCAGTCTCTATTCCAAGAGGTTTATGGAGAAGTAGACTATACGACGAAAAGACCGATTGCTGTTTACGCTGGCAAAGACAAGGATATTGAAAACTGGATTTTCCATAAACAGAAGAATAAATATGATAAATATGTCACATCCGTTGAGGCTTATAACAAAAGTATGGGCGGCAACGGAAAAGTGGCACAGAAATAATCAAGGAGGAATACTATGAAGAAATTTCTAGCGGGTGTTGGTGACGCTATTCTTTTTAAGGGCGATACCCTTATTGGCGTGGTAAAATAAAGCCATGCGCGTTTTGCGAGAAGCGCGTACTTTGGGTTAATTGCTGGCAATCCCTAAAGCCCACAAGCCTAAACAGTAACTGGAAACAGCATGCTGCGTGGTAACGAAAGTAGAAAAAAGTTGTGGGATAAATATAAGGTTAAATCCTAAGTATTTGTAAAAATGGGTCTTCAGCAGCGAAACTTCTAAGTGGCATGCCATATGAAGAACGTTCAACGACTATTCCCTTGCGGGGAAGTAGAGACAAGTGTCTCGAAAAATCCAATTCTTATTGTTCATAAAAATATTATGTTGTATAAAGGGGGTGAAAAAATGTTGATTACAAAAGAGCTACTAATCACAGCAGAGGCACGAACAATAAATCATTACCGAGATAAAGGGTATTCAATAAATCATTTGGGAGAAGAGTGCCTTATTAAAACCGAAGATTTGCCACAATCCTCTCATGCAAAAATTCAATATCAGTGTGATAATTGCGGAGACATTTTTACGACAGAGTGGTGTTCTTGGACTTCTCGGAAATACGCTGATTTGGGAGATATGTGTAAAAAATGCGCGGCAAAAATAAAACTTCCCGTTATAATGATGGACAAATATGGGAAGCCAAATAGCGCAAATATAGATGTTTTTATTGAAAAGAAAAAAGCCACTAATTTAATTAAATACGGGAATGAATGGGCTATTGCTTCTTTTTCGGTAAAAGATAGAATACAAGATACTAATTTAGTGAGGTATGGCGTTAAAAACCCCATGCAAAACGAAGCCGTTAAGGAAAAAGCAAAAACTACAAATATTGAGCGGTATGGTGGTGCAAGTGCGCTTTGTGATGAACGGGTCAGACAAAAATCGCGAGAAACTTGTTTGCGAAAATATGGCGTAGAAAATGCTTTCCAATTAAAAGAAAATCAAGAAAAGGCGCGAAAGACACTATATAAAAATGGTTCAACACCCACTTCAAAAGCGGAGCAAACAATGTGCGCTTTGTTGTGTTCTATGTTTGGAAGAGAAAAATGTTTCCCGAACTATTCGGTTGGGGCTTTATCTTTGGATTGTCTTGTAGTGCTGGAGGGTAATAAAATTGATTTTGAATACGATGGGGTATATTGGCACAAGAATAGAAAACAAAAAGATGCTGCGCGCAATGCCGTCTTGTTGGATAATGGATATAAAATAATAAGGATTAAAGCAAACAATCAAGACACAATGCCCACCTCACAGCAAATTCAAGATGCAATAAATCTTTTAATAAAAGAAAATCGCCATTTAGTGTTTATTGATATGAACAATAAGAAAAACATATAGTCTTATCTCATATGAAAGTATGAGCGGTTTGTAAAAACAAACGGCACGGTATTAACGACACCGTGTGAAAATTTATGCTAAAACTTTGACGGACTCAACCTTCTCTCTGTCTATTACAGCAGAAGATGTCCGTGGCGGCAAGTCTAATGGTCTGTATGGTCGTTATTTCCACGACAGCAACCTTGCGGTCACGTTGACCGACGCAATGTTTAACCTCGAATACATTGCCGCTACCCTCGGCACTGCTGTAACGAGCGGCGGCATCACTATTTATGAAAGCAAGGGCGCAGGTGAGTCTATTACTACCAATGGTCAGCTTACTCTGGCACACACTCCTGTGGCGTTTAACGGAACAATCATTGGCTGGTATAAGAAACCCAGCGATGCGAACTGGAGTGTTGCTAACATTGCTGGAACGACCATGACCATCCCCAATGCTAAAGCTGGTGAAACATATTGCGTCAAGTATTTTTATAATGACGAAAACGCAAAGAGTATTACCATTGAGGCTGATTATGTCCCGTCTGAACTGCATGTTGTTATTGTTAATGATTTGTACGCAGGCGAGAACACTGATGCCACCAAGATTGGTCGTCTTGTGACTGATATTCCGCGTCTACAGATGGACGGCAATCAAGACCTGTCTCTCAATTCCAGCAGCGCCGCGACCGTATCTCTGACTGGCAACGCTTTGGCAGTTGACAATGCAGATACTTGCGGGTCTGAGGCTTATTACGGAACAATGACCGAGGAAATCTTTGGCGAGACTTGGGAAAGCGAAGTTGTGGCAATCGCAGTCGAGAATAGTGAAATTGAACTATCTGCTACTGCGACCACCGAAACCCTGCTTTGCCGCGTTGTGTTTGGCGGTCTTATGAACTCACCGCGCAAGGCAAACTCTAACTTTACGTTTACTTCCAGCGATGCGGCTACTGTTAAAGTAGATACGAATGGTGTTGTAACACGCCTTAAAGCTGGCACTGCGTATATCTCAGTCGCTCTTACCAATAATGCTGCGGTTGACCCCGCCGTTGTAAAGGTAACAGCATCCTAAGTTAAAAATAAAGGGGTGGCAGAAATGTCGCCCCTTTATTTTTTATGCTTGTTGAAACAGAGGGTAAAAATGTGCGATTATGTGGAAATCAACAAATGCAAAATAAGTGGTGAGATATGCCCTTTTATATATTTTTGCACGAAAGTAAACGCCTATGCGCCGATGCCATCAATGCCAAAACATTGTAAAGTGGCAAAAGGTGCGAACATTCCAGCAGGAACGTTGCCTGTGCGTATGTGCAGAAAAAATCAACTGTATGTTGACATAGATGGGCAGACCAAAGTGTTTAATAATCCCTTTAATTTTATTCCTCTTTGGGTTCGAATAGAAAAGAATGAAGAAGAAATCAAAATTAAAGATGGGGGGATAGTGGGTGGATAACGAGTTGGAAAAAAGAATGGGTAAAGCGGAAAACAGAATTACGGCATTAGAAACAGCCCAGCCGTATATTAAGGAATTAGTTGAGCAAAATACGCGTGCATATAGGCAACTGGCAGTCACAATGACCGAGCTACAACAAACTATGATAACAATGGAGCAGCAGTTGAAAACGCAAAATACTAAAATTGATGGTATGCAAAAAGCCATTGAGGAAGGTCACAAAGAAACCCAAGCAAAAGTCAGTGCTATTGAAAATAAGGGTAAGTTTGATATTATTTCTTATTTAAAAGAGAACTGGATTGGTATTAGTGTTGTAATTTGCGCGGGGCTGGCATGGGTTGCTAATATTGCTACACGATAATGATATAAAGGAGAAAAAGGAAATGACGGAAATTAAAGAACTAGATACTGTATATCTTGAAGAATATGATGTAAAAGTTACACCGTATTTGTCCTATGCACAAATTCAACAGATTGTGAATAGGATTGCTGAGGTCGAGACATGGAGTGAGCGTCAGGCAGATATTGACCTACTGCTTTTGGCTCATGTTACCAATATCGCGCCTGAAGAACTACAGAAAGTTCCACATGAACTATTGCTTAAAAGTGGGTTGATTGATGCGGTAAAGAGCCACATTAAAAACCTTGATGTTTTGGATGATGCTATCCGTTATACAACTTCTTTTGAGCGGAATATGGCAATTATGATTAAACAAATAGCACCTAAAATTCAAAAGATGGTGAGCAAGGATGGCAAACCAAGCAAGAAATGACCGCGAATTAAAGCAGATGTTGCAACAGCCTCTCTATGAAGCGGTTGAATATATTGTCCAAAAGATATGGAATGAAAATCGCGAAGTTATACGTTTAGAGGTCTATGAGAAATATTCTCCAACCGTTTATAATCGGACGGGAGAATTTCAAGAGTCGTGGGATGCGCAAGCAGCAAAGACAAACAAGGGCAATGTGCTGGCGCAAGGTTCATTTTATTATAATCCCAACACAATGTCAAGAGGCAGCACCGACCCTTCGTCAAGTGATTACGGACAACACGTGTCTATTGTATCGGGTGATGATATGCGGGCTTATTTGGCTGATATTATCTATCAAGGGGCTTATGGTAGCGCTTGGAAGAATGATGCGGGTGTTAGAGATGCATGGTCGGCGCTACTACGCATTGTTGGCAAAAGGAAAATGAGACAGTGGCTAAAAGAGGGTATGCAAAAGGCTGGGGTAACAGGAGTTTCACGCAACAAACCCATAGAAGTCACATATAATTAGAAAGGGGGATAAAATGGTTGTAATTGGTGTTGATGGAAGCACATCATGTTCAGGATATAGTGTATTTAGGGATGGAACTTTGGTCAATTATGGAGCAATTAAACCAAAGGGAAAAGAATGGGATGAGCGTCTTATTCAAGAATGGCATGAGTTCTGTGAAGTTATTGAACAACAGCGCCCTGATGTGCTATATTATGAACAGCCGCCATTAAAGGATGGCAAAATTACATTGTTGAAACTTGGGGCGGTTCAAGGAATGATTTTGGGGCTTTGCGCTCAATATAATATCAAAATACAGTTTTTGTCTCCCTCTGATTGGCGCAAAGAGTTGGGGCTTTTTGACGGAACGCGGCAAGGAATGTGTCGTGACGAATTAAAAAGGAAATCTATAGAAAAAGCTAATGAAATTTTCGGGCTTAATTTGGTATGGACAGCCCCAAAGTCCAAGAAGAACGATGATGATATTGCTGATGCAATATTGATTGCTTATTCCCAAATAAAACCCCGTTATTTTGGGAAAACTAAAAGATAGGGGGAAGTGGCATGGCAAGACAATCAAACGCAAATTATTCTATTCTTGTTGATGTTGAGTTGCAAACAGAAAGTATAAAAAAGCAACTTGACGAGAGTGTCGTAAAACTCAAAAAAGAAACAGATAAAGCAAAAATGTCGGCAGAGGATTTAACCCTGACTTGGCAACAAAGCGCTGAAATTATGGATAAGGCGCTGTCCACCATAGAAAATATGGTCGAGCAGGTGTATAAATTAAATGCCGCAACAATAGAATTTCAAAAAGTTTCTGACTTGTCCGGGCAACAGTTGGATGATTATGTGCAACAGTTATCTGATTTGGGCAGCAATGTCGCCCGTACTGGTAAACCATTGTGTCTGAGCCAGTGAGTACAGATGGTAAATGTGCTCTAAGAATTGTACGAAATCCAGTAAAACCTAAAGCCTGTTTAACTACAGCGTAAGGATGAAAAAAGCCTACGCGCGAATGTGGGAAACTGTTAAAAATAAACAGGATGGCATATGGACGAAAGTCCTAAGTGCTTGTGCAATGGTAGATTGGTTGCGAAGTCCTGAACAGGGATGTGTCAACAGACTAAGTGTACAGCCCCTCCATAGACGAGAGTCAAGGGTGAAGAAATAGTCGGTATTTTATAGAAATATAAAATTTAGTATTGACATTTTTTATTTTATATGCTATGCTCTTAATATCAAAGAAAGGAGTGCTTTTATGGTTATATCGTTGTTATTTTTGTTTTTCGGACTTCCCTTTGCTATTATAACAGGGGTGATTTTGGGTAGAAAAGAAAAGTATGAACCCAGCCGCAAAATGAGCGAAGAAGAATACGAAAACTATTATGGGATTACTTCCTATAAAGAAAATCACGAGAAGTATTTTGGGCATCACAAAAAATAAAATGTCAATATGTTATAGTCAGAAATGGTTGAAGCCGCAACAGAATTTCGTAAGAACGGGTTCAACGACCAAGACTCTGCGAGATTGGCTGAAATCACCGCAATATTTCAGAATGTTAGTGATGAAGCCACTTCCGCAAGCGACGCGGCGAGCATTATTATTTCACAGCTAATTGCTTTTGGGCACGCGGGTGAAGACGCAACTGAATATGCTACGCATTTTACCGATGCAATGAATGAGGTTGCTAATTCTTTCAGTGTGTCTACAGGGGCTTTGGCTAAAGGTTTGGCTGTGGCGGCATCTTCTAGTTCTGCCATGGGCAACTCATTAGAAGAAACTATTGGTCTAATTACCGCAATGACCGAAGTAACGCGCAACGCCAACAAGTCGTCACGTGGTCTTAGTACAATTATGGCAAACTTGGCGCAAGTTCTTGATGGGACTTCGTCAAACGGCGAAAAAATAAACAAAATCTTCAAAGACCTCGGTGTGTCGATGTCTGAGAACGGGCAACTTAAAAGCGGTTATGATTTGTTAGAGGGCTTGGCTGGAAAATGGGGCGACCTTAACAGCGACACACAAAAATATATTGCTACAACCATAGCTGGTGCAACGCAGTTGAATAACTTCCTTGCACTTATGAATAACTTTAGCCATGCAGCAGAAGCAACATCTGTGGCATTGAACTCTACAGGGTCGGCGGCTGAAGAAAATGCGCGGTATATGGGCGGCTTGGAAGCAAGAACGCAAGCACTTAAACAGGAATTTGAGGATTTGTCAAATAATGTAATCCCGAATGAAACTGTGGCAGCGTTTTTGAGTCTTGGCAAAACCATTCTCGGAGTGGCGAACAGCGATATTGGTGTTTTTCTAACACGCTTTGGTTTGATTGCTGGTGCTGTTGTGGGTGGCGGCAATATTGTTCTCGGCTTTGTTAATAAGATAAAAACAATGACAGCCGCACTAGGTGCTGCAAGCGGGGCGGCTGCTGGTTTGCAAGCGGCGCTGGGGTGGATTGGTATTGCTCTTGGCGTTGTGGCGGCGGTTCTCCCATCTGTGATAGACGCTTGGAATGAGAGCCATAAATCCGTATCTGAGTTGGCTAAAGATTTTAACAGTTTCAACCAACAATTACAGACCAACAAAGAACGCTTAGAAGAAATTGCTGCGTTGCCATGGACAGATAGAACGGCTGATATAAACAAAGAGTATCTTGCGTTAAAGCAACAAAATGATGAGTTGGAACGCAATAAAGTGCTAACAGCAGAGCAACTACTTAACGCGAAAAAGTTTGAAAGAATACAAACTGGCACTGCATACGACGTGTTCGCACCAAGTTATGACGATGGATTCGATTATGGCGCAACAGCGGGGCAAATTGCCTCGGGGACTGATACTGGACACCATATTGTGAGCAGCACCAAAGAAGCGCTTGCGCTGGCTGAGGAATTGCGCAAAAAAGGTCTTGAGCCAACAATAAAAACCGTTGAAACTTATGCTAATACGTTGGTCGAAGTTAGCGAAGAACTTCAAAAATATAATGATATTTTGGATAAAACAGGCTCCTTAACCGAGGCAGAGAACGCCAACTTAACCACAATTCTAAATGGGAGTCAAGAATATTACAGTGCGCTGGTTTTGATGCAAAAAGAAGGGCGTGCGCTAAACGAAGAACAGAAACAATTTATAAAACTGTTTCAAGACACTAATAAAAGTTATCAAGATGCAGACGCGGCAGCATCCACTTTTGGCGTTACGTTAAATCGTATAAAAGAAATAAGCCCTGATTTGTATAAATATATGGAACAAAACGGGTTTACTGTCAATACTTTTTCAGAATATTGTAAAAATGCCAGCATCGATGTAATGACATTGGCAAATACTCTTGTTGCGAGTGCTTCTGCGTGGGGTTCTTATTCAGATGCTGCCACCGCAGGGTTTGCAAACATAATGACACAAACTGAGTTTATGCGGCATGGTACGACGCGGCGACAATATGGGACTTATGGAGATTATTTGGCAGCAATGCAGCAGAAATACATGGGGCAGGGTGCGGCAGATATTCGTCAGAAGTTCTTGGACGCGTTAAAGGAAGCGAGAGAACAAGAGGCAAAGGCAAAACCTACCCCCGCTCAGCAAAAACTTCAAAAATTCCAAGAACAAGTAAAAGCCCTAGACCACCAGCTCGCGATGAACCAAATCTCCACAGAAAGCTACTACGCATCGCTGCAAAAACTAATGAACCAGTATTTGCAGGACGCTGAAAACCAAGAAACGCTGTGGAAATATGAAGAAAAGATTTATGCTTGGCGCACCAAAAAGGACGAGGAACTTGCTAAAAAGCGCAAGGAAGAAACTATTGCTTCTCTGCAAAAAGAACTGGATGTGCTTGAACAGCAAAAATCTGCGGTTGAAGAATTGTATGACGCAAAAAATAAGGCGCTAGAAAATTCTAATAAGATGTTGGAGCGGCAACTTAAACTTGAAGAGCTTATTCAGGATATTGCTGATGCTCGTGCAAAAAAGATTTTGGTCTTTAGAAATGGGCGCTTTGAGTACACCAGTGACACAGAGGCTATTTCTGCGGCGAAAAAGAATTATAATCAGTATTTGCAAGAGATTTGGCGCGAGGATGAACAGTCTGCCAACGAAACTGCAAGGGATTTAGCTGTTGCGGCGATAGAAGCAAAGATTGCAAGGCAGCAGGAAAGAATAAGCAAGGCTCAAAGCGGATATGCCAGTGGTACGTTATATTCTTCTGCGGGGTTACATCTTGTGGGTGAAAATGGTCCGGAACTGCGTGTTATGGGCGCTGGTGAGGGTATATTGCCAGCAGATATAACAAAGAACTTATGGGACTGGGGCTTGGTGTCTCCTAAAGATATTGTGAGCAATTTACAGGCTGGCGTTAGCGGCGGTTTAAGTTTCAACAATGTTACTATGTCATTCCCAAGTGTCCACAACGCTAATGATGCAAACGGTTTTGTAGAACAATTAGTGAACTTGGCATACCAGAGGGCGTATAAGCGCACATAAACATAAAGGCGGGAGCAGAAATGTTCTCGCCTTTTTTATAGAAAGAGGGATTAAATGCAAGGGAAATCAAAGGCTGAACAGATGGTTGATGCTATTTCCATTATCGCTAATGAAGCCGCAAAAAACCATACGCAAATTTATTCTGTTCAGGTTGTGGACACGCCTAATACCATCGTGCAAACTTGCACTATAATGTATAAAGGCGTTAAATATAGTAATATCCCATATTATGGCGAAGTGCCCCGTGTGAACCAGTCTTATCAGTTTTTCATCCCTCAAAACCAGTTGTCAAGGGCTTTTATAATTTCTTTGGTCGCTGAAGATAGGGTGAAGTCCGTGGAATTGTTGGGGAACAGTGGCTATAGGCAGTGGGAAAGCGGCGAGACTGAATATTGGGGCGTTGCGACGTGGACGACAAGCCAAATGTCTGGAGTGGCACAGATTGGTTCTTCAGGTATTTATACGTTTTACGGCGCGATTCCTAAAGCTGATATTATTAGTTCGGATATTATGTCTCATACCAAAACAGCAGTGGTAAATGCGACTGTAAAAAACAGTGGAAAATATTGGATTGCTAGGGCTGACTGGGACTGGAATCCAAATACCCATTTGGGATTTCAGGCTTTTGCCAGCATGAGTGGGAAAATAGATTTAGAATTAAATTTAACAATAAAAGGTTTTTGGAAATAATCGGAAAGGAGTGGTAGCGTGAGTTTAGCACAGCCAACATTTCCTTATTTTGGGGGTTATATAAACCCTGAAAAAGATACGGAAGTATCGTTTAGCGTGCGTGGCGGCGATGCTTATACCAGTTCGAGACTGGTTATTCATGATAATATCACACTGGAATTGGTTGGATATGTGAATGGTGGCACAGGAACGACTTTCACCATCCCCGCAAACATGTGTAAACCTGTTCTGCGGGATATGCAAGGCAATATTACACAAGGAAGGTATTATGCGTATGTAGCGACATTTGATGGCGACGTTCGTTCTCCCTTGTCAACGCGGCAAGTGTTTATGGGCTATACAGAGCCAGTTTTAACTATGCAATCTATTCCAAATAACACATTAAAAGGATTTGGTTATAGATTTTCTGCAACCTATTCTCAAAATGAAAATATGCAGTTAAATGCTTATCATTTTGAGGTAACAAGTGGCGTTGGTGCGGCTGACAGTTATATCTTGTATTCCTCACCAGTTCGCTATAGCGGTCTTTACCAACAGCCCACAACCATTACTGAGAAAATTGAGGGCTTTGAAAATGGGCAGGCGTATAGCATTCGTGTGGTCGGTGAAACTGTTTACGGGGAAACTGTTACCAGTGCGTGGTATAATTTCAGCGTAGCTTATGACAGTTCTTATAACTATGTAAACGCACCACAACTTTCTCTGCGATGTGCAGATGGTTGCGTTCATGTCGCGGTTTCTAAAGCGAGTTCTTTGACCAGTTTGCCTAAGCCGTGTTATATTAAAATATTAAGACAAGAATATCCGACATATCCACGTAAACAGTATACTTGTGTTTATAAGAAAGCAATCAATAGTTTGTCTAATTTGACTTTTTATTTTGACGATTATACTGTAGCTGATAATACGCAATATTGGTATTATTTGGTTGTTGAGACGCAGGACGGTAGTTTTGAAGCAGGGGCTGTTTCTAACTCCATTACCACGCAACTTGGCGGCATATGGCTTTGCGATAGAACAAAGGGGTTTAAGCTGAACATTGCGCCCTCATTTGGTGAAACCACATCTAATATTTTTACAGGCGTAAATTCAACATTTGGGCAAAAGTACCCTGTGATTACAGCAAATGGTTCTTTGAATTATCAAACAGGTTCGTTAAGTTTTATGCCATATAATGGTGATACGCGCGACCGAGCAAATATCACTCAGCAACGTAATGACTTTGTGGACTTTGTTACGCATAACAGGAACAAAATTTTGCGCGACTGGAACGGCAACTATTGGCTCATTTCTATAACGGGTTCGTCCAGTACGGCGTATGCACCCAACTACGGAATGGGGCTTGTTACAATTTCTTGTTCGTGGACAGAAATAGGCAACCCGCTTGACCCTGAAGATATGAAAAAGGCGGGGCTTGCAGTTGAATAAGGGGGTGAAAATATGGCGAATGTAAGCGCACCGAACTTAGACTTGTTACTACAGCCCACACTTGATGTGTTTATTAAAATGGAAGTCCTTGACCTGTCTTATTTCGTAGTCGGAAACATAACGGGCAATGTGGTTTCTGCTAACTTTTCTATAGACGCTGAGAGCGATTTAAGACGCACTTGTAATTTAGAATTTGTCGTAACAGGCGGGGATTTTAAGGCTTTAGAAGGTGGCTATATTTGGCTAAATAGAATGGTTCGCCCTTATATCGGTTATCTTAACCAGAAAACAGGCGAAATAGAATGGTATAATCAGGGCTTGTATGTTGTCAATTCGCCAACCTATACCTATGATGCAACGACTGCTACTGTGTCATTTCAAGGACTAGATTTAATGTCTAAACTAACAGGCTTGCGCGGTGGCGCTGTCGAAGGAATTACTACTGTTATTAAACAAGGCGAAAATGTCAGAGACGCTATTATTTCCATTCTCAACAAGTTTACCAATTTTGAAAAATACTACGTCGCTCCTTGTGCAGACAGTACAGAGGCGTGGGTAAACGTTCCATATGATATTACAATTTCAGAGGGTCAAAGTGTTTGGGATTTGCTGAAGCAGTTGAGAGATATTCAGCCAAACTATCAGATGTATTTTGACATCAACGGTGTATTCATTTATGAACCGCTACCAAGTCTCACAGAAACAAGAAGCGGTGACATGGACACGGTTCAGATGGACGATAGCGTGTTTGATAAAATTCTTGTGTCTGAAAGTTCAAGCATAGATTTTGAGTCTGTAAAAAACTATGTAGAAGTTTTTGGGCGCAATCATGATTATGCTCACACAACGCCTTATGGGGACAACTTGGTTAGCTATCTCAACGACTTTTCAGCAAACATTATTTATGACGTCGTAGATGGAAAGCCGTCAGATTGGAACGACGAAACCGTTTTAATTGTGGTCACAAGAGCAGCGCCCGTTGACCCCCCTATAGAAAACCGTCCAATAGCCATACGCGAATCTTATAGTGGTGTTTCTTCATCCCTCATAAACACGCGAACTATTCCTGTTGTGGATAATAATGACAATCCTGTTTTGCTAACCTCAGAACAAATACAAAATGGTTTCCAAATGGTTCTTCAGCTACAAGGAGCAACCAACTCAACATCCACAACCACCGACAATGGCAATGTGGGCACGTTCGTTTTGCTTGGGACAGGACAGGCTCATGGCGTGGCGTATGATAACAACCCATCTAGCCCGTTTTATATTGGCGAATATAATGAAGCAACGGGCACATTTACAAAGGGCACAATAGAGCCTTTAAGAATTGTCTTATCAGGCGGTGAATATGACAATATAATGTCAGATTACTTGGCAGAACAGCGTGCTCTATATGAATTGTATCACCGTTGTCGTACCAAAGACGAAATAGCTCTGTCTGTTGTTCCTGTGCCGTGGGCTGGTGTGAACACTTTTATCAATCATAAATTCTTTGATACGGGTGAGCGTAATACTTGCGTTATTAAAAAAATTAACGCCACGTATGGTGAACAGAACAATATGACAATCACCGCTAGTGTTTGGTATCCGTATTATCCGTATGATTGGCGCTGGGTGTTCGTACAAGTTAAGCGACTTGTTTTGCTTAAATATTCAACGGTGGAAGATACTAAACTGGTATTGACTCCGTCTACGGGGTTGATTAGCGTAAGCGGCGGGAAACTGATTTTGAAGAATAAGAAATAAAGAATGGAGCGTACGCAATGGCAAAAATTAACCAAATTACGGTTGATAGCAACACCTATGATATAGACGATGCTACCAAACTGCCTTTGTCAGGCGGCACAATGACAGGTAATATTCTCATGGGCGGCAATAAAGTGACAGGATTGCCCACTCCGACAGATGCTGGCGATGCGGTCAACAAAGAATATGTTGACGGCAAAAATTGGAGTAGGCTGGTCGATTACACGCAAGAAGCTAGTGTTACTGACCTGTCTTTAATTAAATTTGAATTGCCTGACATATTTAAGTGCAAACAAGTGCGTGTTTGGCTGGGCATCCCTTATTCTGCAAGTGTGGCTGGGAACACTATGTCTTTAACAGTGCAAATCGGCGATGAAAATGTGGGCTTGTATACTGCGAATCTATGCTATCACACTTCCAACATTGCTTCTCCCGGAGCTAGTGGAGAGTTTCATTTTTCGATGGTTATAAACATTTTTGAAAACACAACTGTTTATGATATTTACACAACATATATATCCAAAGTAACTGCGTATACGGGAGCGAATAGCATTCACGGTGTCAATAGTAGCCTTGATTTCGTGCAGAAAGATAGAGTAAACTTACGCACTCCGTATATGCGGTTTTTGTTGAACGGGAAAACGTTTGATGCTGGAACAAGAGTAATCGTTGAGGGGATGTAAAATGAAACAAGTAACTATCAACAAAGAAAATCCGTTAGGTGTAGTGAGCGAATACGTAACTGAAAGCGAAGAGGACATTGTTGTAGAAATTCCTACTCCTGAACAGCGACTTGAAGCCCTTGAAGCGGCTATGCTCGAATTAATTATGCGGGGTGGTGCAGGATGATTGAATTTTTGCGAATACAATATAAATTGGGGAATGTAACAATGTCGCAACTTTTAGCGATGCAAAAAAAGAATATCATTACGCAAAATGATATTAAACAGATAGTAGGTGATTAAAATGTCTACAATAAGAGCAGCTGATGGCGGATATTTGCTTAATGCCAACCATTTTAATTATACTTCTGATGAACAGGGCAGACCAGTGTTAAATGTAAAAGCAGGGGCAGAAGGCGATGGCGACTTTATGGCTGACGGCTCTGTGGAAATGACAGGCGCCCTACGGATGGGTGGCAATGCTATTTATAATGTCACCAGTCTTAGCAACTCCGATGAGGCGGGAATGGCGATAGAGTCAGATGTTAGCATGAACAATCATAAATTGTCAGATTTAGCCAACCCGTTTAAGCCTCAGGACGCTGCTACCAAAGTGTATGTCGATAGTAAAATAAGCGCGCTACTTCCCGCAATCACCACTGCTTCTGAAGGCAAGGTTCTTGGTGTAGTCGACGGGAAGTTGGTGTGGGTCGATAAGGCTTAAATAGATTAAAGAAAGGGTTGATATATATGGCAAATTATTGTGGATGAATAAATTTAGACAAAAACACGCTAAAGGTAATTAACGGCATTATTTGTGACGCGAGTGCGTCCACAGTGGATGTTTCTGCGGCGGTGACTCAGTGTGGGCAACTTTGGGATGGCGCGCTGTTCACTACAGCGACTATTGATGGGCAAAAAGTAATCACCCTGCATAACAGCGAAGGAGAAGAAGTCGGGACACCTGTATTTACCCGTGGCAACTGTGGTGTTGGCTTAGACGGTCGCTTTTTCCATGTTATGGATGGTGTTGTAGTGCTGCAAGACGGCTTCTTGCTTACTGTTATTACAGACCCTGACACGGCAACTATTAAGGTTATGGATGCAGATAGCACGGAAATCCCGCCTGTCGCGGGTAAAACCAATGTTTTCTTGCTAGCTGGCATTGGGGACTCCTATAGTGTAACCGTTGAAAAAACGGGATATACGGGCAAATCACAGACCATCGTCAATAACAAAGACCAAACCATTACTGTTACGCTGGAAGAAAATCCGCAAAGCTAATGAAATAGGGAACACAGATGGGTTTAATACCTTTTCTATGTTCCCTATTTTTTACTTTAGAGATACGGCTCTAACATATACGGAATTGAATACCAATCATTGGTTGGTATGAAAGTAGTTCGCTTATGCCTGTTCCACGGTTGTTTGAACAGAATTTTGCGTGGGCAGCGACAAGTTTTAAGATTTTCTATATTATCATCAATCATTACATCACCCAAAATAAGAGACTTGTTTTGAGCGACTATAACATTGTGTTCGGTCAAAGCTCCATTAAATTCTTTTAGGACATTGCGAATTTTCAGCCCAAGCGTATCTGTAAAGAAACTCGCTGTCACCAAATAAACTTTAGCACCTTTGCCTTGAATTGTTTTAATAGCTGAAACGGCTTCAGGCATAACTTGTACTTCATTCCAAAATTGTGCTAATTCTAAAGGTTTCCATGGGCTGGCAAATGTGTTTGTAAACCAATTCCAATGAGTAATATCATTTATGGAATAGTGTGTTGAATACTGCTCATTTAGATATTTTAGCAGCACCTCTGCAAAGTTTGTAATGGTGCTGTCTATATCAATCAAAACTGTCATTGCTGAACACTCCTTTTATTTCTTCCGCATGGATAAAACTCTGTACAAACGCCGTTTCTGTATTCGCACAAGGGAACAAGAAAATCAGTAAATTCAGGATTAACTTCACAGACAGCCTCTTTAATCATTTCCATGAGTTTTCTCGTTTCGGGAGCAGCCTGTCTGCATAGTCTCTTATGTGACATAAACACCAATTCTTGCGCGTTGATAGAAAGAATATGACTAACCTCTGCGTCTTGTGGAGCTTTAGTGCGGTCATATTGGGACTGCCTATCATTGCGTTGGGACTGTACATAATGGTTACAGCCAATGTGATGCCTGCAAATGTGGACACTAACGAAATACGGAATGGTTAGTTTAATACCGAACCACAATTCTCTAAGTGGGCTATGTTCGGCAGCAAGTAGTTTATGTTTCCATTCTTCTGTAGGTTGTTTTGTACTTGCTTTGCCAACCGTATTTAGGCAACAAGTCTTTGCCCAAGCCCAATCATCTTCAGTTGGGTGCTTTAGAATTTCAACTTGCATGATTATTCTCCTTTAACAAATCTTTCAACCAAGTATCTCGTGTTTTGTTTTCTTCAACTTCCAGCGCCGCGTTAATAACATCAACATCGGCTATTTCCACCAATTCTTTTTGCGCTCTTGATAGCCCCACATAGAGCAAGTTACGGCTAAGCATAGACTTATGACTCTTATCTACCAACAAGATAACCGCTTTTGCTTGCGCACCCTGCACTCTGTGAATTGATAGCGCGTAACCAAGTAAAAGGTTCTTGATATTTTTAGCGTCAATTATGCCAAACCCGTTATCAAACTCAACAATCATTGACGGGGTCTCGCTTTCAAAGATTTCACGCACGTATCCAATATCACCATTCATAACTGGGATGGTAAACGGGCGCATAAATTCGTCTGTGTATGCATATTGTCCATTCTCGTCAATTTCAACCGCTGGCATATGATAATCGTTTACAATATTAACAACTTTGTCTCCGACTTTGAACATTATTTGGTGATGGTCTCTTTCATAACTCATTTGGCTGTCGGGATGTAAGTTATAACGGTTTTGGATTGCCGCATTGAGAGCATAAGTACCAACATTGGATTTGTTATAGGGACACAGCACCATAATATTGGTTTTATCGTAGTCTTGTTGCAATAGCCCCTCATACGCGTTTAACGCCTGTTCTACGGGGTTTTCTCCGCAGGGGGTATAAGTATAGTCAGGGAAGTCATAAGGGGGCTTAAACGGCGTTCCAGACCTCGTATCCGTTGAGATAGTGGCTATGCCGCCTGTGCCGTAGCGAAAAACTTTTGTTAGAGTTGCTGTTGGCACAATCCCCGTATCAATAATATCTTGCACAATATTTCCACAAGAAATTGATGCGAGCTGTGCGGGGTCACAGATAAATATAATTTTGGTATAAGAACTCAATCTGGAAAACAGCATAGCCAGCAGCTGTATTCCTACCATACTGGTCTCTTCTACCAGCAGGAAGTCGCCTAATGTGATTTCAGAAGTCAAAAATCTGTGAATGGTAGCCGCATGCCGTCCCGTGGTTTCAGAAATGCGCTTTGCCGCTATGCCGGTTGGCGCAACGATGGTATAAGAATAATTGTTGGCTTCAAGCATACGAATTAACGCTTTCATACTAGATGTCTTTCCGCTCCCAGCGCTGCCTGTCAACATCATTACGCTTTGTTCGCACGCAAGCCGCAAAATTTTTGTCTGTTCTTCAGTGCATTCAAACCCGTCTACGGTCTTAAATTGTTCCCATTCCATCGGAGTCGGCAGAGGATTGTCAACTCTTTTGCGTATTTCTTGTGCAACTAGCGCCTCAGCCCTGTAAGTAACTTCCAAAGCGGCGTATTTCGTCGCAGGGTCATAGTAGATTTGTTCGCCATGAGTAACCGCATCAACAATTTTATCCATTGTTTCAGGTGCTAAATTTTTCACAAATCTTGCTAAAACATTTGCGTTTATCCGTGTATCTCCCTCTTCCTCGTTTTGCTTTAAGATGGAGATACACGCATATTCGCAACGCTCAACGGTGTCTATCCATTGTGGTTTATGGGCTAAAATCAATTTGTCTGCACGTTCAAAGGGATACTCTAAGTGCTTGCAAATGATTTTATACGGGTTTGTTTCAAATCCTGCACGCAAATCGGCTGCATTGGAATAAAGCACCATAATTTTTGCAATATCTTCCAGCCCGTCAATTCCATATTCGGAAGCCACAGGTAAAAGCATAAGTTTGTCTCTTTCCTCAGACAGTTTGGAAATGTATTTGTTTAAGTATGTTTTTCCCACATTTTTGATTTTTTTGTAATCAATTTCATCCGTCTTGCCGTCCATTACAAGTTGGATAAAATTGGGATAGGCTTCATTAACATTTCTTGCTTGCCCTGTGGTCATAAAGCGGCTTAGTATTCCATACTCCTGAGACGGCTCAATTTTTATTTTGTCTCCGTCAACTGCCATGCCAGCCACGCCAACAAGATTATAACTTGCCTCGTACTTGGAACTTGGGTCAGCTTTAAGTGTAATGGTTGTTTCTTCAAATAAAGCAAGGTCAGCAATATTCGTGCCGCTTAAAGTGAAATTTCCATATTTGTTTAGCGTAAAGCCCTCAGGTAAATCACCCGAAGGCTGGCACACTAACACTCTAAACTCTGTCTGCCAATTCCAAAATACTTGTCGAATTGGGGTACAGGTAATTACCATGCGCTGTCGTTCCTTTCTTTAATCTTCTTCCGCACCGTAACGTTCGTTTTGAATATCAGCAGACCCATCATTATTAACTCGCCAAATCCGCTGCAACTGATGGCTGAATATACTTGATTTATATTTTTTCGCCACGAAATCGTTTTGCCCCCTGCGATAGCCAGCCACAATTAGTAATGACCCTCTATCCAGCCAAGATGGGTCAAGGACATTCTTTTCTCCGTCAACGGTTTCACTGATAGATTGTTTATACCATGCAAAAACGCCCTGTTGCAATTTCACTGAAACCACTTCATTGTCAACCGTCAATAGGCTAAGAATATGATTGTTGTCGTTCCTTGCAATCAATGTCCCACAAATGGCGCTGATTTCATATTGTTTCCAACTTCTGCCGCCCCATGCCTTATCGTCAAATACGGGTTCTTCGGGTAAATCCGCAAAGTGAGAAATGTTATATCTGTCTAAATCCAACTTTGCCAACTCATGGTCTCCTGAATAGAACGACAATGCTTGGAATGACCAATGTTCGGGGCTTTCGTTGCCGTTAATAAATTCCATATATTTGTTCTTTATAACGGCAGTATTGTACGCTTTCAAAAAATCGGGTTTATTCATCCATTTTATCAGCGAATTTTTGCTGTCTGCGGACACTTTTTCCAGCGATTTATCAACCACCACAAAACGGTCGTCCTCTTGCCAATAATCAACGCCCTCTTGTAGTACGTCTTTATAATTGGCATTAAAGTACTTTTGCGCTTTATCGTCCAGCCAATAAATCTTTTTAGACTTAAACTTTGGATGTGCTCCGTAAAGAAATTGTTTGCTAACCACATATTTATAAAAATTATATGGTGCAATGATTTCTTTGGGGATGTGCACGCCACTGGCTTTTATAGCGGGTAAATTCGCGGCTGTAACGGCTGTAATTCGTGGCGTAGAGTACATCACATAGTACTTCATCACTTTGACCCTATCAGGACAAAAACAATCAAAGCAACCGCCTTTGATAAGTTGACGGAATTTAGACGGGGTAACAAGAGTGCTAGGTTGAGAATTTTTTTGGTAAAAATCTTTGAAGGATGCGTATGGACGGTTGTTTATAATTTGTTGAGCAATTGCAGAATTTATGCCGGAAACAGCTGCAAGACCATAGAGGATTGTATTGTTTTCTTCAACGGGCGTAAATGTCAAGTCTGATTGCGTCACGGAAGGGGCTTTAACAGAAATACCGTTGGATTTTGCTTTGTAAATAGACTGCGCAATCTTACCGTAGTCAATTCCCCCTTGACCCGCATCTTCTTCTGCCAATCCCGAGTTTACAATCATTGTAGAGCAATTCCAGTAAACAGAGGGATAATGATAAAACAAATTCATTTCTTGCACCGCTTCTGCGCTATAAGGAAGTACATGATTTCGTGAAAACGAATAGGCAAGTTGGGGCTTTATGCATTGTTCCCAAACATAATTGGCAACATTGATAGAATTGCCGTGCTCTTGAACAGAACGATAAAACTTTTCTTTTAATTCCGCGACATCCTCGGTTTTCTTCTTGGCAATAATTTTCCGAGCCTTGTCTGCCTCGCCTAGACTAAACCCCGCGATACGAGGCTCTAAGCACAATTCCATCACATCTTCTTGCATAGAAGGGCAACCGTAACAATAATTCAATACCTTTTCAAGAGCCTGAATTTCATCCGGGGATGTTATGCCATATTCCTGTAATTCTTGATACCATAAACTTCTATCTTTTTTATAAGCAAGAAATTTATCCACAAGCTGTACATCGCCCTCTACAGTAATACGCATAAGAGAATTGGCATTACTCATTTCAAGAATGCTGTGAGGCTTAATTTTTCTTATACATTGCCCGCCAACAGGAGTAATAAACTGAAATAAGTCAGTAATTTCTCCGCGAGAACAAGCATCCCACATCTCCTTTGTTGTATAATCCAGTTTATCAGGATGAAGATAAGTATTATAAGTGGTTCGCAAAGACCCCTGCCATTGAATTTTGTGATATTTCAGTAATAGTTCAATACAAACTTCTAGTTTATCCTGACATTCTGTTGTAAGACTATCATATTTTAATCCTCCTGCATAATCAGAACATGGCATATCCCAACAAGTAACGTCGTCTCCACGGGGTGTCTTCATTAAGCTATTTTGTTTCAAATAGCCATCTTTGAATAAATAAATCCCCGATGCATGACTACTTAACCCCGAAATTAGCCCCTCAATTAACATCGCGCATTTTTGCAAATCAACATGATATTTTTCAGAAAGTTCTTTTACCTCTTTCACCAGCGCGGTGACAGGCTTACGTTCTTTTTCCTTGTTCCCAGCAAAACAGTCTTTCAAACTCCATTGCTTTCCTCTTTCTACGGGGACTAGAGAGGACAGAAAAGCCGCCTCATCGTCAAGAATATGCAAACCCCTGCAAGCAGTTTTTAGTGCTGATTTACTAGTTTCGGTCTTAAAAGTACAGATATTTAGAATGTTATCTTTTCCAAATACTTCTTTTAATCTTTTCATGATTTTGGGGCGGTTACGAGCAGATGTATCTAAATCTACATCAGGGAATGAAACTCTTTCTGCGTTTAAGTGACGATAAGCAGGCAAGTTCCACTTAACGGGATTCAGTTGCTGAATATCTATGAGGTACGCTGTATAATATCCTGTCACGCTACCCCTGCTAATCCCCACAAACCCAATGTCCCAACAAATATCGACAATATAATCCACGAGGTTATAATAAGCCGACATCCTATCGTTTAACTTTTCACTTATAAGCCAAAGTTGCTTTAATTCCCAGTCAATACGTTTTATATTGACTTCATTAAACTCTTGTTTTTTTGAAAGAAACCCATCCTCAACCATTTTCAAAAAGTAAGTGTCTTGATTGAATGGGCTATGGGCAAATTTCTCTATATAGGGACACTCACCATACCATTGATTGAAAATATGTTTTACGGAACAATTTATACCATCAAGATTTCTTTCGGGAATTATGGTCGTGTGCTCCATATCAATAAACTCAACATCTTTAACCAAGTCCCAACCATTGTTTATAATCTGCTCATATTCAGCATCTGAGAAATAGGGGAAAAACTGTCTTTGTTCTTTTGTGTCCATCATATAAGTGGTGGCATAAAAATCCTCAGTTTCTCCCCTGTCCGCTTCCCGGCTTTGCAAAAAAGCCCTATGAATATCATGATGCTCTTTTTTCAAATAGTGCACATCACAAGTAGAGATAAATTTTATTCCATGTGTTTCAGAATAATCTTTTGCCCATTTGTTGAAATCAACTTGCCGGGGATTTTCTGAGGGCTGGATTTCAATGGCAAAATTATCTCTGCCAAAAATATTAACGCACCATGTGATAAAATCTTTTGCTTGTTCATTGTTTTTTTGAAAAAAAGACTGTGCCAATTCCCCCGCAATGCAGGCGGTGGTCGCAATTAAATGCCCCTTATTGTTCCCGATAATTTGTTCAATTTGTTTTTTGTCATTAGGAACACGACGCATCTTACCCGTAAAAAAACTTGACTTCCAACCCGCGGCATTAATTTCCCGAAGTTGTTCATAACCGACACTATCTTTGGCAATCAACAGGAAATGATAAAACTGCGTTTGTTTTGGCGTATAATTTTCTTTGACTTGCAGGACATCGTCGACAAGATAGATTTCATCGCCCAGCAACACTTTTATATTAACGCCATCTGCTTTTAGTTTTTTTGAATATTGAATAGCGTTAATATGTTCGCTAATAGAAGCATGGTCGGTAATTGCGACAGCTTTCATGTTTAATTCAACCGCATAATCAATTAAGTCTTTTGTTTTAACAATACAGTCAAGCATACGCAAATTAGAGCCATGGGTGTGACAATGAAGTTGAGTATCATTCAATGTATTTCAACCCCTTATCTATCCATTCTTGGGGCATAGCATTTTGTCCACGGAGCCATGCTTTCATTCGGCTATAACCAATGCCATAATAGTCGGCACATTCAAGAATACAACCATATATTTTGTTGTCACATATCACTTTTCGTGCCGCAGAATTACCACTTCCTTTTTGGCTTTCACTCATATAACGTGAAATTTGCTCCCTGCGGTTGAGGCAGGCAATACGCACCCTCTCCTTATGCAAAGGCATATTATTGTTTTCTTTTTTAGAAACCCATTCTAAATTATCAGCGTAATTATTAGTGCGTGTTTCGTCTTTGTGCCCCACTTCCTCTTTGTTGTCAGGGTTGGGAATAAAAGCCGCCGCAACTAAACGGTGTATCCTCATTCTTTTCTGTTTCCCTTGTTTCCTAAGACCTACATACAAATACCCCAAAGACATACTAGGCTTCATTATTCTTTCTTTGATAGGATGATTGTTTTCGTCAATCCGCTCAAGACTCTTAACTCTTCCCCGATTACTAATCTGATACAGTCCTTCATATCCCTCTATATTTTCCCAAATCTCTTCCATTTCATCCTCTACCCCTCAAATTCTCGCCGCCGCAAAACGGGCAAGGTGATGTTTTATTTTTTGCTTTCATTTCTTTTCCTCCAATGCTTTCTCTTCTTCTGCTGCTCGGCAATTTGCAATTATAATTCCCAATGCAATATCACCACGAACAGTAAAGGTATATTCTTCATCGGGCAAATGCACCCATTCGGAACGGTCGGTGAAATGTGTGCAACCGCTAATAATCCCGTCACTGGCGCAACGACATACATTAAAATGCAAACAATCTTTACAAGTCATTCTGTATCACTCCTTAATAATTCGGGATTATCGTAGATATTGCCAATCACAATTTGGTCGTCGCCGTGTATAGCGTTTTTAAAAATATGACAACGGCATCGCTTGACAAATGTGCTGCTGCAAAACTCCACCCAGCCAATATGTCCGTTATACGACTTGACAATATCCCCTTCAAAAATTTCCTTGTCGTTTTTGTCGGTTACGCCTATGTATTGCCCTATGGTTTTATAATCTACCTCAATTTCTGTTACGCCGTCTTCGTTGCTCATTTTGGCAGGCAAATTCGGGAAGCGCTCGTCATATAACCTTGTAATTAAGCCGTAAACCCACTCGCCATTTTTATAATTTGTTGTATGTTCGCCCTTGTCTCTGTTTATTGCCTGCGCTCTAAATAATATTTCTCTCATTATTCTTCACCCACCATTTCTTTTAAGAGATTGTCGATAAAGTCAGATAAACCAAGTAAGGCATTATTTTTTCCTTCTATAATTCCAACAAAAGTATCATTAAAACATCCTCTATGTTTTTCAAAGTGTTCATTTAATACCTCAATGTTGTTATCATACGCTTCTTTAATCTCTTGTTTTATTTTCTCCGCAAACTCTTTGTATGCTTCTGCTTTTGCTTCTTTTTTAATTCTATTACGTTCTATAATGTTATTGACGATTGTAGAACCTTTCAATCTTTCAATTTCTGACTTTTGACGATTGATGAGGTCAAGCATATCGTTAATTGCATTTGCGACAATCCCGCGTTCTGCGACCTGAGGCTCTGCGTAATATAGATTTCGATAGTAATTCAAAATCTCAATAGCCGACATATTGCTGGTTTCTTCTGCAAAATCAAACATTCTCGTCTTTCCTCTCTCCGTAACTGCAAAAATGGGTAGGTTTGTGCGTCATTTGATTATTCTTGCAAAAATACCATCCATCAAATTCACTGCTTTCCTTTGCCAGTCGACAATCCTTGCAACGCACAACCTCCTGCATATCGCAAACAGTAGCGGCGTTCGGAATACTGGCGTCAACTTCCAATATTCGTTTCACATTTAGTGCGTTTTGCATTGAATTGAAATAAATAGTTATTACGCTATCGTTAAAATTTTGCATATCCAGTGCCCAATCGCCGCATATTTCTCTAACTTTGCACTTCATTCTTCTACCTCCGAATTAAGCCATTTTATAACAGCTTGTCTCTCTTCACTTTCGGTTTTGCAAACACAAAAACTATAATTCGTTACGCATTCATAAGAGTTATACGGGCAATAATCACATACACTAGAAGAAAGGCCTTCCAAAGTATAGTCAGCTAGCTCCTCAACGCTCATTGCCTTTATACGCTCATAGTTTGTCATTTTACGCTCCCAGCCTTTCATAATATTTTGTTAATTCTTCAAACTCTACATTAGACAACCCAAACACTTCAAAATATCTGCAATAACGACAGATGTCTATTGTAAGCCCGTCTTTTTCGTACAAATTTTCCATAGGGTCCCCAACCCAATTTCTGCAATTAAACATACCCAAATCAGCCTCAGCAAAGTGTTTTCTAATTATCATTTTTGCTATTTCTGAATTGTTCGTCATACGTTTCCCAACCTTCCCACGCTAATATCAAAATAATTCTTATCCAATTCAACACCAACATACTTACGCCCAAGATTCTTTGCCACAAAACAATGGCTACCACTACCACAACAAGGGTCAAATACGGTTTGACCTTCGTTAGTGTTATCCTTAATTAAATCTTCAAGCAAAGCATGATTCTTTTCAGTAGGATGTAACTTACTCCGACCATTAGGATAATGAAACACAGTGTTCTTACAATGAGCATTAAATGTTTTCGCTCCTTGCTTTTTGTACCATACGCCCACTTCAACACCGCTAAGATAAATATACTGACCATTCATAGGGCTTGGGTTTGTCTTTCCCCAAACAATAGGGCGTACTGTACCTTTGCCAATATCTGCAAAGAATTTATAGATTTGACTAAATTGCTCTTTGCCACAGAAGATACAAATAGCATTGGAAGTAACCCTTAATACCTGTTTAAGAAACTGATTAAGGCTAAAGGTAATAATATCGGCGTTACCTTTGTCAAGATTTCTCAATCCATTACTATCTCGATTCACGGCATTATAAGGAATATCGGTAAGAGTGAAATCAACAGCCCCATCATTCATCTTTGACATAACATTCATACAATCCGCATTAAACAACATTCCACTTTTATCTTTGTAATCTGCTTGTTTATATAAATCTCTTAAATTCACACCTAGCTCCTCCTTAATTTTTCTATCACCAATATATCACAGCAAAAAGAGGTTGTCAAGTAGTTTTTTGAAAAAATTACTCAACAACCTCTCTATTCTCATATAATTTTTCCCATTGCTCTACTGTTCCATCAAAAGGGCTACACTTATACCAATTCTCTAGTCCAATGTTGTTATAAACAACCTCGACCGTACAACGCCCCTTAAACAGCCTAGAAAGCCCCAAAATCTTCTTTTCAAACTCATAGTATTCTTTATCGCCCACAGTGTGGAAATCGCTATCTAAGGCTAATACAACGCGATTTACACCCATTCTGAGCAGTTGTAATGCCCTGCAGCTGCCAATATTACTTCCGTACAGCGCTAAAACATTGCTTTCAGCACCCATGAAAGTATCTGCTTTTAATACACTTTTTTCTCCTTCAACCAATATTACCGTTCCACTATCTTCTATTTTGGGCTTATTATAATTTATTCCATAAAACACATTGTTTGTAGGGAAGGCATAGCTTGTGCCATCCAAAAGCGTCAAAGGGATGTATTTAGCTTGTTCTATTCTTTGGGGGTGAAAATTCCTACATCGAACGCCAATTAGTTCCCCATTTTCATTTCGGCAAGGAATAAGCGCTTGATTTGTTCGTTCATAATACTTTAAGCCGTACTTTATTGCGGTTTCAACAGAAATACCCTCGTCAAGCCATTCTTTTGGAAGAAAATTCAGAAAGTCATTAAGAAAACCATCATCAAAAGTTTTCAAAATACTTTCACCATTTCGTATCCGTACATACTTTTCCAGCCCGCTTTGCCAATCGCACATATTTGGCTTACTAACACGCTGTATTTCAGTTGTATCGCGCCCTGTGACTTGCAAGATGTATTGAACACTGTCCCAAAAAGAACAAAGCCTGTTTAACAAAGCAAGCCGAGCTTGCACCAATCCTATTATATCATAAGCTCTTGATGCTGTGTAGCCGAAGTAAGTTTTGGTTTGTTTGTAGAAATATAGTTTTGGCGAACCATCTAAGGCGTTTTTGTTTTTATCTCCTGTATAGTATACGATTTGCGAATTGTTCTCTGAATAGATTGGTATGTCTAAAGACTTACAAATTAGTTTGTGTTCATCGACAGAAAGAGAGGATTTAAGCAATTTAGTGTTAATTTCTTGCATACAAATCCTCCTTTTGTCATGTGGTTTTTCACCATTCTACTACAAGCAGGGTGAATTGTCAACTGTTAATTAAATTTACGCTTAAATTCTGTTGTTTTTTGTTTTCGTTATCAACGCTTTTTCTACCGTCCATCCAAGATTTTTAATTCTATTACGAATAGTAGCTGCGCTTATTCCAGTAATATTAGCCCATTCATGCACGGTATGAGCTTTCTTGTTATATTTAATAATAAAATTATCTGTTCTATTGTTTGCTTGAACAAAATTATGTACCCATCTGCAATTACTTGGTTCATAATTGCCATTCACATCAATACGGTCTATGCTCAATTCATTACTATAACCGTTATCCAACGACCAATCTCTAAAAGACTTATATGACATTTTCCATTCATTGCATACAACAATTCCTCTGCCACCATAATTTGCGTATTTGGGGTTGTGTGTATTCAAACACCTTGCTTTTATTCCGCACCAAATATGATATAGTCTACTATTGGTTTCTCCGTGAGTAGTATTTCTTTCTTTAATTCTTTCAAGATGCAAACATCCACAAGATTTGATGTGTCCACTTGTTAAATCTCTTGTTGTTATAAACATTTCTTTATTTCTTCCACAAGAACACTTACATCTCCATTTAACAACTTTGCGACCATTATCATATATTTTGTCTTGGGCACGTTCGATTACAATAATTCTGCTGTCCGGAATATTGTGTTCCCACATCTTCCAACCGCTCATATCTACAAAATTCCACACATTCGTTCTCCTTAGCCAAGAATTATATTGAGAATAAGACGATGAAATAAGCATCACCATCACGCTATCAATAGATTATATTATACTACAAACATTAAATCTATCAAATAAAAATTCTGATAAAATTAGAAATCTCCTCAGCCAATTTCGTTATGTCATTCTCGTCAGAATTTTCATCAAAACTAACTCTTATAACTTCGCTTGATTCCTTATCACTCAAACCATAAGCATTCAAAACTCTGTTATCACTATTTCCCGAGCAACTCGAATGCCCTAACCCGACATAGATTTGCTTGCTTGCGAGATATTGTTGTAGGCTATCTGCGTTTATTCCTTCCAGTTGAATGGCGTTTATGGCTAAAGTTCTTGCGTTCTGTGGGTTGGTAATAATTTTATACCTAATACCATTAGATTCTAATTCGCTTATTAAACATTCAACAAGTCCATGCCAAATCGCTTTATTCCGTATTAGTTTTCTGGAGACACAAACATTTCTCAACGCCACCGTTAAAGCAAAAATACCTGCAACATCGATTGTGCCATGTACTAAATCAAACTGGTTCTTTTCGCTTAAAGTGGCATTTCGTTTTTTCATTAACTCATCACAAAGCCACAAAACACCAATGTGCGGCGCATGAAATTTATGTCCGCTGAACCAAAGTGCTTTACAGTTGGACGGAATGCTGACCTTAATCTTGCCAATCCCTGCCGTCATATCCAATGCGACGGGTCTATCAGTGGGAATATCAAATATTTCCCCTGTAAGCTGATTGACTGTTTGCTGTATCCATATCTCACTGTCGCAGTGCGGTCTTTGCAACCGATAAACGCTGTCGTGCTCTTTGGGCGAGCAAACAATACCAGTAGACCACAACCTGCCAAACAGTTCCGCACTTTCAGTTGCGCATCGTGTAAAAATAACACCGCCACCCTTAAGTCCAAGACACTTTTTAATAATCTCTCTTTGTCGCGCAAGTGTACGCCGCGTCTTGTAAGCGTATGCGGCATTAGAGTTCAAAAAAGTAGTTTCATCCGAAAAATCTTTAGCAAAAAACTTTTGCCTTGTTGTTGCTGCATTATCTAAATAAACCATACTGTTCTCACCACCGTAGGAAAAAGTTTACAACTGCGTTTATAATTTTATATAGTTTTTTCAACAAAATGTTCCGCTCGGAAATTGACTCACGACCCATTGATGTGTCCCTACAAGAAACACCCCAGTATTCTACAAAAGGCGCATCAAAGGGAACAATGCAACGCCCATTAACGCCCCATTCTTCTCCCCATGAATTAGACACAAGCCATCCATCTTTCGTCCACCCATAGATTAAAATACAATGACCACCTTTTGTTTTTTTGCCATCAGGGAAACTGACATAAGCGTTGCCGTCATGTACATCGTATTTTACATTCGCCCAACGAATAGCCGCGAGAACAACCCCGTGTGAAATTAGACTCTGCCTTACGCCTTTAGCGTTTTTAATCCGGTAGAACTTGTCGATGGTGTGCTTCTTTGCCTCTTTGTCAATGCTTTTGTCTCTTGCGATATAATCTTCTACGGCTTGTGGCATATCAGAACATTGCGGGAACAATTTAACGGGGACGTCCCCATTATGAACCAAGGTTTTTAACGCACTTCTTAAAGACATTCCTCGTTTAGACTTGCCTTTGTCGTATGCCCTGTTGCCATAAACATACCCAACGGACATTTCGGTGTGTTGCCCCGTGCGCAGATATTCGTGAAACTCCAAAGCTTCTACTGCTCCACAAGCTGCGCAAGCACCTGTTTTGCCTTGATTTTTTACAGGCGGCACATAACGCTCAAAGCGTTCTGCGTCAATTCTGGGGCTGAAGCAGATAGGTTTATATTTATAATCGCGCACATCATAAGAAGAAAAAAGATTAGCAGTGTTATTCATCATCCATAATCCTCTCTATCAATTTTGGGAAAAGAGCCACGAGACTAAGTTGTAATAAAATACACACAATGCAAATTAAAGACAAACAGGGCTTTTCAACATCCCTAAAAATAAAAGGGATATAACAGGTTGCGCTAATCAAAATACAAAATGCGAACCCCAGTAAAATACATTTAATATGTTTGCTCACTCTTGTTCCCCCACTCCTCGTCTGCAACAATCGCAATATACAACCCACAGTTATGAAAATCAAAATCCGACTTTGGCATCACATAGTCGAGAATTTCTTGGAAAGGCGGGTAACGTTTTACTTTTTTTGCGCATTGTCTATGTTTTCCGCACTTCCAACAAGGACTTTCCGACAAAAATTTTATTCGTTGCATTGCTGTCCCTCCTAAAATTCAGAGTCTATAACCGTTCTTTCTACTTTGACCAGTTCGTCGCGCTCATTCGTTACAAAAAAATCTGTACGCCGCATCGTGCCCCTGTCTATTTTAGACCAAATTTTTAAGCGTTCATCGCCATAATTGCCATAACGAGATTTGTAAATGTACTCTACAATATTAGGCGATTGTAAAGAGTCTGCTCCGAACCCCTGCTTCCTCAAAAAGGGTTCTATTTTTTTGAACGATTTCGGCTTTGCTTTAGCGTTAATAACAATACTGCCGCCATCCAGCTTATCTTGCATAGACTTCGCGCCCGCTAAACAAGTAGCATCGCAAAATTCAACTTCTTTCCAATGGTCATTTAATTGACTCATGGACATTAGCCCAACATTATACAATTCCGCATAAACCTTTAGGTCTTTAACAAGCCCAGCAATAGCCATATCAGGTCGAACAGAAGTCCCCATTGATTGTTTGTATTCCACACTAAGCGCTGAGTTTAATTGGCAATAGTCAAACACCCCATATGACGCGCCATCTTGCTCCACACACTCTTTAATCTTTCGTTCCAATCCTCTAGATGTAAAGTCGGGCATATCAATAAGGCGTATATGACTGTCCAGCAAAATATCCCCAGCCTTAATTACTCGCGCTTTTTCTTCCCTGTTTAGCTTTCCATCAATAATTTTACTATTATCGACACCGCTGATTGCCGACAGGAAGATTGGATTGATATTCTCGCGCGTTAACATTTCTGTATGGATAAAAAAAGTTGCCCCTTGATAGTTTGAATTATCTATGTAATCAGCTGCATCGTCCGACCACAGTTTCTTTGCCCCCACTGAAACAAGGTCTGAAACTGCTAACCTTGTTTTACCTACTGCGCTTGCCGCCGAGCGCAGCAACAAATGTCCTCTGCACCACCCTCTGTACAAAGTTGTCTGATACGGACTACACATCACCGCGCCAAACAAAGGGGCTTGTTCAAACTCACTCAGCAGACTTTCTGTATCCTCGCCCGCGTACATTTCTTCGCGGACATAATGTGTATCGTATTTTGTTCTTAAAGCGGATGTTTTCCCCTCATAATTATTGAGTATATCTGAAACAGAACAACTATCGGTCTTGTCTACCTCACCGTCATAGTATTCTGTAATATCAAAACCTTGCCCATCCAATTCCCGCAACAGGCTTAGTTTCCGCAGTTTTTCATAATAAACCTCATAGTTCTCTAAAGTCGCCAACGACTTCGCGACATCTACAAATTCAAGCCCCTTGTTGTCTTGCCATGTTTCATACGCCGCTTTGTTCGCCTTAATACAATTATCAAGTTCCACTTCTCCGATGTTTTGTGCGCCACTTTGTGCTAATCGCGCAATGCCAATATACACGACTTGATGAAAACGGCACGGTTCAAAATCTCCCTTACTTATCGGATATTTAGGTGAAAAACACAGTGCAGGATTTACCATCAGACAGCCCAAAACCAAACAGGCTATATTCATATTGTAAATCAAAACTCTAACTCCTCCTGTTTCATTCGAGCAACTTGACGATGTGGTTTAATTTTATTAACTATATCTGGTTGCATGTCACATGCCGCATCGTGACTGCTTTTCAACTCATCCACAAATTGTTGATAGGGTTGAATATATTTTGGGAAAAACTGTCCCAGCCCATATTGTGCCATAAACTCAGCACCTTCAAACTCTACAGCAAACCGAATAACCAATAATTGCTGTTTTTGGTCAAGCCCATAATTTTTTTCTATTGCTTGAGATTGACGGATAAGATATGCCCAATTTGGAGGGACATCGCTAATCGCTTGTATATAGTCTGTTAGCTGTCGCTGAGGAGCTGGTACACGGTTTTGGTCGTAGGCATTAAAACATTCTTCCGAACAAAAAGAAATGGACTTGTATTTGGTTTGTTGAAATTTCGTGCCTCTTGGAATGGTACAACCGCATTGTTTACAAACCATAATACAAGTCCTTTCTTTTTATTGTTTATTCAAACTTAATCTGCTGATTGGCGGCAAAAGTGACCAGCTTGTTGTAGATGTTTTCCAACTGCGTCACATCTTCGTCTGTCGCTGCACTTACCTTTTTACCTGTTCCCAGTTCTTCCTCAACCACTGCTTGTACAAACTCCGGAGACTTGGTAAAAATTGCTTGCATGTATGGCTTAATCATATCAATCCAGTCTTGCGCTTTAAGGCTGGTATCTTTCTTTTCCCATCCACACAAACTCGCCCCCTCGTCTTTTGCGGTTTTCTCAATGGCTGCAAAAATTGCGTCCTGCAAGTTTACCGCATTAAAGGGGTCAATATAAGTTTGAATTGCATATCGGCTACGCCCAAAGCTAAACTTCGTTTCTTTGCAAATTGCTGTGGAAGGAATTGTCACGCCATTTTCATCAATTCCGTTCGGGCGCAAATACATACAAAAATCGCACATATCACGAACAAAACGGGTAGACGATTTTTCGTTACCACTGCCCTTGGGTTGCACAAATTCATAGTAAGTGCCCCTTTTGGTCTTTTTGGTAACTGTGTTCCCGTTCTCGTCACGCGTCTCCACTTCTTCGTGCCCAATAAAAACAACCGTATAGCCAAATTGACACAACCTGTCAATCTGTGTTTTGAAATCTTTGCGATAAATAGCCCAGCCGTTGGCTTCGCTTTTGTCAATTTCGCTCAAATCTCGCACGCCAAATTCTTGGCACACAGATTTTTCAGCCTCGTCCACAAGATTATCAACGGTATCAATAATTATCGTCAAGAACAAATCCTGCATGGTTTCCCATTCAAAGCGACCATCCTTATCGTTCTTGTCAACGCGTTCTGATGTCAACTGCGAAACAATATCCTTAAAAATAGCCCACTTGGTGACAGTCTGCTTTGGGCACGCCACTGCATTGCCACCCGGTTCTGTCATTAACAGCAAAGGCTTTGGAAGTTTAGCACTTTGAAAAGTCTTGCCAGTATCATTAGAACCATACAAATATATTTTTTGCCCTTTCAACGATTTCACTATGGGTTCAGGCTTGAGTTCTCTCAAATTGATTTTTGCCATCAAACTCACCTCACCTTAAAACGGCATCTCTTCGTCGAAATCATCAAGAACCTCAAAATCATCATTGGTCTTGGTCTTAGGCTTGGTCATTGCTGCTTTCTTAGCCTTGAAAGAACTTGTCTTTGCAGTCGTAGAGGTTTCTTTATTCTTAAGTTCTTCCAACATCTGTGCGCGCGCCTTGATTGCCTTTTTCATAGTTGCAGGATTAACCCAATCAGTCTTGACCTCAACCTCATTGCCGTTTTCGTCTTCGGTAGTGAGTTCATCGGGTTCTTCAATCGGCTCATCAGCACCAACAATAATTAGTTCCTCAACATCAAAACCGCTATTTACCGTTACTGCACTGGTTTTGCCAAATGCTTTCTTGCCGCCCTTTGTACCGCCAACATGCCGCACAATGCGGTCAAAGTCAAAATTGACGGTATCTTCAGCTGTGTAAGAATTTTCAAAATCCTTTGCCAAATCTTCTTCGACAATGGCAGTAATGGGATAGCACTGCCCTTTATTGTTTGCGCCGTACAGCGTAACAACCAGCCGTCCAGTTTCTTCCTCATTCCGAACCTCCGGAACAATGGAATGAATGTAACACGTGGCGTTCAAAGAGCAACCAGTATTCTCTGCAACGCTGTGTTCAGCGCGGCTGATACGCCAACGAAGCCCTGAATACACCTTTCCGTCTTTATTGTAATCGTTGATTTCAACAGTACCCTCAACATTGACCTCAGACGGAGTTTCTCCGTCCCCGCCAATTTCAGGAACCCATTCCATCATTTTCTGAGCCATTGCCCACTGCCGACCCTCGTTATAATTTCCCTCCTTATCGGGATAAGCTGAGGGTGTGGAATAATAAACGCCAAAAGTCATAATACCATTGGCGGTGCGGATGGCGATTTTACCTGTGATAGCTTCACCGTTGACTTCGCCTGCAGGATTTCTGTCTGCATCAAATTGCTTAACTTCAATCTCCTTACGCTCCAAAGCCTTTTCATAAACTGTACCAATGCAACGAAAATAGTTTTTTGTCCTGTTCAATACATTCTTCATACATAAACTCCTTATCATAAAATAATTTATATTAAAAACAAAGCAAAGGCTTTGATTAGTTTAGCCATTAAAAGGCAAATTTACTTCACTGTATTCCTTTTCGGCTTTTTCTTTGAGCGCCTTGATAATTTGCTTTGCCGAAGTCATGTGCTTTACTTCGTCATAACAAGCGGCGCATCCAGCTTTAAAGCCGCCAACCAGCCCATTCATGAACTGTTGCTTTAGTTTAGGTTCAATAGCCTCTTTTACCATATTGT